TGTCAGACGGACTTTTTAACTTTTGTAAAAAGTATGTGGCCCGAATTTATTGCGGGTCGGCATCACAAAATCATTGCTGAAAAGTTAGAAAGGGTCGCAAAAGGTGAACTAAAGCGACTTATCATCAACATGGCCCCGCGTCATACGAAGTCAGAGTTCGCATCCTTCCTGTTTCCTGCTTGGATGATGGGCAAGAACCCGCGAATGAAAATCATTCAGGCAACGCACACGACAGAACTTGCGGTTAACTTTGGCCGTAAGACAAAAAATCTTTTGGATAGCGACGAGTTCAAGGAGGTATTTCCAAATGTTAAATTGGCTGCGGATAGTAAAGCTTCTGGTCGTTGGGACACTTCTGCTGGCGGGATGTACTACGCCGTTGGTGTTGGATCAAACCTCGCGGGTCGTGGTGGCGACTTGGTAATCATTGATGACCCGCACTCGGAACAGACAGCGATGTCGGCGAACGGGTTTGATGATGCTTGGGATTGGTACACAGGGGGCCCCCGACAGAGGCTCCAGCCGGGTGGGTCGATTGTTTTGGTCCAGACCCGGTGGTCAGAGAAGGATATGACAGGCCAGCTTTTGAAGGCGATGGCTAAAGACCCCCTAGCGGACCAATGGGAAGTTGTGGAGCTTCCGGCTATTTTTGATGACGGGTCCCCGTGTTGGCCAGAATTTTGGTCAATCGAAGACCTTACGGCGGTAAAAGCATCTATCCCGCCCAGTAAATGGAATGCTCAGTATCAGCAAAATCCTACAGGTGAAGAAAACGCGATTATCCCGCGCCAGTGGTGGCAGAGGTGGGAAAAAGACCGTATTCCCAATCTTGAGTATGTCATTCAGTCGTATGACACGGCGTTTAGTAAGCGGGAGACGGCTGACTTTAGCGCGATAACAACGTGGGGTGTTTTTCGTCCAGAGGAGGTAGGGGGCCCGCCGGGACTCATACTTTTGGACAGCAAGAAAGACAGGTGGGATTTTCCTGAACTAAAGCAGGTGGCGTTAGAGCAGTATAAATATTGGGAGCCCGACACAGTAATTGTAGAAGCCAAAGCCTCTGGACTGCCGTTGACGCATGAATTGCGAAATATGGGCATACCAGTTGTTAACTTTACGCCAAGCAAGGGAAATGATAAGATAACACGAGTCCACTCTGTATCTCCGCTTTTTGAGGCGGGTATGGTTTGGGCCCCCGACACCGTCTTTGCGGACGAAATAATTGAAGAGGTGGCGGCATTTCCAAACGGGGAGCATGACGACTTGGTTGATAGTATGACACAGGCCTTAATGCGATACCGGCAAGGTAACTTTGTCCAGTTGCCCAGTGACGACTGGGATGACGAAGACACTAATGTGAAGGTTAGGGCTTATTACTAATGGCGGATTCTGCGGTAAATCTTGGAGCCGGGGGCTACAGCGACTTTTCAAACATGAGTATGGACGAGATGTTGTTCGGGACCCGTGATCCGGTGGCCATATCCCGCGAAACACGGCCCTCCTACGATGAATTTGGTCAGGGCTACGATTACCGAGACGGTGCTTTTGTCCCCGCCACCGATGAAGAAGGCTACAATTTAGAACTCACGGGGCCCGCCCGTAGCCGCGGCCATGCGGGCCGGGAGTTTGAACAGGAGTATGGTCGCGCCGACTTGTATGAAGGTATGGCAGAGCCTGCCAAGCGTCGTGGTTTTTCTAGTGCCCCAGAGTTATATATGCAGGACGGTGGCAACCCGGCGTATGAAGAAGCGGGCATTATGTCCGCTTTGTTTAACGCACCCGACAAAGATGCTCAGAATTTAGTCCGTGAGTCGGGGCGCGAGGGCAGCGTCGGGTCCCAGACGTATTATCCTGAAGGTGCTTTGACTTTTGAGCAGCGGCTAGAGCAGGAGTATGGTTATCCTGCTGTTACTCGTGAGATGAGCGATGCGCCGGAAAGTGTCCGTAATCAGCGGCCTCGGCAAGATATGCCGACGTTTCAGGAGTTAGAAGACGCTCGTGCTCATGTTTTGATGTCTGCTGAGATGGCCAAGCAGTTTGGACCGGAGACCGCGACCAAACTTGGTAATTTCGCGGAAGGTATAGATGCTTTGCCTATTCCTTTGATTGGGAACGCCACGCCGGAAGATGTGGCTATGGACAAGCGGAACAATGCTTTTGGCGTGAAATTGTTGAAGCAGGCGGGCGTTAACGCGACTTTGCCTGAGATTACCAAGATGGTTGACGACAAAGTTTTTGAGCAATTAGACCAGATTTTGGGCCGTGAGCCGGGGTCGAGGGGCTTTCGGTCGCCGTCCACGGGCATTGATGTATATTTCCCGCGCAATGAGCAGGGCTACTTCCAGACTAGCCGTTCGGGGTATTATTGATAGACCGCGGCCCACGGAACTGGTAGTTTGGGCTAAAGGAGAGTGTAAATGGCACGTGAACCGATTGCAGGCATGGTGGACAAGAATGTCCCGTCTCAGCTTGATCCGGAGGATTTGGCTGCTGAAGTGGAGCTAGAGGTTCCGGGCAGCATGGACAACGTCGTGGCTTTTGAGGGCATGGCGGAGAACATGGAGATTGAGATTACGCCGGACGATGATGGCGGTGTGACCATTGATTTTGACCCGGAAGATCAGCGCGGGTCGGGTGATGATTTTTATATGAACTTGGCTGAAGAGATGCCGGAGCGTGAGCTTGGGCGCATAGCCAGTGAGTTGCTTGCTGAGTTTGATAGTAATAAGGCTAGCCGACAGGATTGGGAAGATGCTTATGCAAACGGTTTGGAGCTTCTTGGGTTCAACTACGAGGAGAGGACCCAGCCTTTTAGAGGAGCTTCTGGGGTTACGCACCCGTTGCTTGCCGAGGCGGCTACGCAATTTCAGGCGCAGGCGTTCAATGAGTTGTTGCCTGCCAGCGGCCCCGTGCGAACTGCTGTTATGGGAAGCGAGACACGAGAAAAGCAGTCACAATCCCAGCGCGTAAGGCAGTTTATGAATTACTACATCACTAATGTGATGGAGGATTACACGCCGGACATGGATCAGATGCTGTTTTATTTGCCATTGGCGGGCAGCACATTCAAGAAGGTTTACTACGATGAGACTTTGGGGCGGGCGGTAAGTAAGTTTATTCCGGCTGAAAATCTTGTTGTGCCGTATGAGACATCTGATTTGGACACTTGCCCGAATATCACGCAGGTTGTTCGGATGTCGCTCAATGATTTGCGTAAGAAGCAGGTTGCGGGCTTTTATTTAGATATTCCGGTCATTCCTGCACAGGCAGAGATGGACTCTGTTGGTGATGAGATTGACCGCATTGATGGCGTTTCGGCGTCACAGATTGATTATGACTGCACCATTTTGGAGTGTCATGTTGATTTGGACATTGAGGGCTATGAAGATGTAGATGATGACGGTGAGCCCACCGGCATTAAAGTACCATATGTTGTCACCATTAGTCAGGACAACGGTCAGATTTTGTCAATTCGGCGGAATTACCGGGAAGAGGATGAGTTACGGCGCAAGATACAATATTTTGTGCATTTCAAGTTTCTTCCGGGCTTTGGTTTTTATGGATTGGGTCTTATTCACACCATTGGCGGACTGTCACGGACCGCCACGGCGGCACTGAGGCAGTTAATCGACGCTGGTACTTTGTCCAACCTCCCTGCGGGTTTCAAAGCCCGTGGACTTCGTATCAGAGATGACGATGACCCGCTTCAGCCCGGAGAGTTCAGAGATGTGGACGCACCCGGAGGGGCTATCCGTGACAGCCTGATGCCGCTGCCCTTCAAAGGCCCAGACCAGACCTTGTTTGCTTTGCTAGGTTTTGTGGTCGATGCAGGCCAGAGGTTTGCCACGATTACTGACATGAAGGTCGGTGACGGCAATCAGCAGGCGGCGGTGGGCACAACTATCGCTTTGTTGGAGCAGGGCTCTCGTGTGATGAGTGCGGTGCATAAGCGGTTGCACTATGGCATGAGGCAGGAGTTCAAAATCCTAGCGCGGGTGATGAGTGAGAGCTTGCCGCAGGAATATCCGTATTCTGTAGAGGGTGCGGATGCGACTGTGATGCGGACTGATTTT